AGAGTTTCACGGGATCAATGTGATAAGCTGAATAAAGATTTTAAGCAGCAAATGGCCAATGATTTAAGTAATTTAGCAGAAATTATGCAAGGCGGACTCCCGGCATATATCGAAAACAACATGCCGCCACTGGTGTCAGATCCTGGCTGTGATAATGGAATTTTGCCTTACGAGCCGCCACTAGCTGCAGCAGCAGTTGCAGAAGGTTTAAGCTCTCAGCTTGAAATGCTAAAAGTTGATTATTCGGAAGATATGTTAGGCAACGGCCCCGGTCAAAAGAACTGGGGACTGATTAATATGATTTTGTCCGACACTTTGGGACAGCCGCTCACAGTCCATCATCGAAAGACAGAAAACCGCAAGAACCGTGTTGATTTTTACAGCACATGGGAGCCGGATAGTTCCGATTTCGATCCCGCGATGTTTGGCTCGGCGATGTCCTTGATGCAATCGCTCCCGCCGTCCCTCGATGCCCAACGAGGGGCGTATCCTTACAAGGTTGCAGAATGGCTACAAACGCAGCTTAATGAACTTGCTGTGGAATACGAACCGAACAACACTGTGGAAATAGAAGATGATCCCGTTAGCATAGACTTTAAAGATTTGCCGGGATCGGGCTTATTTGGAAATCAAGTGAATTTCATGAAGTTGCCGGATTTCGGCTATAATATAGATATAGAGCCGGAATGGGAAGACGAGGTTGTGACGTTTACGCGCTTACCGCGAAAGCAGACTCCCGATACAACTCTTCAGTTCCGAGATAATGCCGATGGTCTTGAAGAATACGCCGGCTATTCACAATACGGTTTTGATTTAGAGGTTTATTATGCCGATTTGGTTGAGAATGCAGATGGGGTCATGATTAACAGACCTGAGAGTCTTGAAGATTCTGATGGGCACGTAGTCTATACTCCGAGCGATTCAACCAGAATCCTAATTAATCATGTTGTTTATCCGGCAGTTGATACCGGCAAAGATCCGGCAGCCGATCAGGCGCCCCCTCCGTACGAAAAAGAAGCTAAGTCAGAAAAGGATCCCGGCGAATCCATGGAATTTCTTGCTTATGAATTTATGGCTATTGACGATACCTTCGCACATATGACGGATTTGGAAGAAAACTATCCCACTTTTGCACAATCGTTTACTGAGGGTGCGACTGGTTATTCTCCCCCTTTGATTCTGCTGGAAGAAATACTTCATAACAATGCGCAGTACGCCGGCGGCATTGTGGGCATTGAGTTTGATTATAAAGAAACGTTAAGCGTATTGCATGAAGCAATCAATACAACAATTGCCGGCTCTGAAGACGACGAAGCGGCTTGGCTATACGGCGCAGAATATGACACTTTGTCGTATGAGAGCATTGCGTATGTTGTGAAAGAAGGGCAAACTTTGTCACCAGAGGGTACCCAATATCAAGATGCATATGTCGATAATGGCAAAGGGGGAACACGAAAGATTAGAAATCGCGATATGATTTTGGGCGTTAGCTATGATCAGTTAATTAATGGAGAAGATGCTCGCGTGACATATTTGGATCCCAACACTTATGGGGGCAATTATATGAATCCTCCGGTTTATATTAGACCTCTGAAGAACAACGGTTGGCTTGGTCTTGTAGACGCACTATTCCCCGAATTAAGCGCTTGTAAGCCTGCGAATACTGATTTGGTTGATTTCGGTGATATTCAAGATATGATTGACGATATCTATCCCACAATGCCGGACGATTCTCGCTTGTTCCAAGATCCTGATTGTGCGATAGAGGTTCCGTATGACAGAATTTTGAACCGCTCTTCGAAGGTGTTCATCATGGGACTTATAGCGGCCACGATCAGAATATTCTGTAGTGTGCATATTATCAGGGCTCTGAGTGTGTTCACAAGATTTGCTCCGAAATTTCCGGAAGTTTTTAGTTCCGTATATGCTTCTTATATTGTGGAGGCGATGGAGGGCACTCTTAAAAGTGCAGATAGCGGCGGCGTTTTCAAGGACAACGAGTTTTGGTATCAGTTCCTTGAGCAGTCAGTTCAGTCATATGCGTACCGTGTGAGCCAAGAGGAGATAGAAGCTCCTCCGCATGTTATCGCAGCGATGACGAGATTGGAGAATATGCAGACGCGCTATGATTATCCCGACAAAGATGATCGCAAAGATGCAGTCAAGGCCGACGAAATTCCTTGGTTTAGAACACTTAAAAATTATAGGGTCGATGAAAATCTCGAAGCCATTCAGGAGACGGAAGACGATGCTAAGATAATTTTGAAAGAATTGGTTGGCGAACAGCTATCGTTTATGTCCAAAAAGTTTGTTAGAAACCTTAAATCCCTTGATATGACGCCACAAATTCATAATATGGATTATTTCCTATTAGACAACTTTACTGAAGGTTCAAGCTTAACTCTGAACGAAATTGTAAACATTGACGGTTCACTTCAAGCATCGTATCCCGATCTTCCGGAATTTCCTTATGACGATGAACGCGCCGAAGCCGATGAGCCTTATCATACGAGTGGTGGTGAGTTCGTGATTGGCACGGATGCCGTCACTACAGAGGATACTGCGACGACGGGCGAAGAATATATTGGTTATTATCATGTTTACATCGATGAGGAGACCGGACAAGTTTTATATATGGCCGGTGAATATCACGACGATTCGTTTCATGACACTTTGATGCCCTTGGTGACTATCACCCGGGTACCAGTGGGCGATGTGCCGAATTTGGACGAAGTAAGTGAAGTTGATAAGCCGTTTTTAATCGAAAAGTATATTCGAATAACGACTCCTTCCGTGAACAAGAATCCTGGCTCAACGGGCATTTTCGACACGAATACCGCTGTAGAAATGATTAAAGAAAATAATGGACTTTCTTTGTTGTCGGAAGTTTATCCCGGCACTTTAGAAATCGTTTATGATGACGATGGGAAGCCTGTTGGACTCGAAGGCAAACTTGGAGTAAGATATGGTTTGAGATTTTCAATGAAAGTCGGAAGTTCATATGAAGAAATTACCAGCATCGAAATGGACGCTTTAGATTTGCCGATTAATCAGTTTAGCACTATCAGCGCCGACAGCGGCATATTAGCCTGTTTAATCAAGCAGCTAACTCACAATGCTACGTTTAAACTTGTGACGCAATACATTTTCCCTCTGAGAAAAATGGTGTCAATCATGGCGATTTATACCGATATGGGCTTTTTGCCGTCCATCGGACAGGAAACTGCAGCCGAAGGCGCCTCATGGCCGAAGTTTAGTTTAGCGGCTCTTATTGGTGGTCAAGAATTCGATTCCGACGAAAAGCCGGGAGTAATGGCGGCTGTGACGCTGGACGACGACCCAACGAGCCCAACTTTCGGCGCTGTAAAGGGAATTGATTATAGCCAGAACCCCGGCTGGGCAAACAAAGAAGACCGCCCTGGCTGGCTTCTCACTATGGGCTTTAAGTCGTGGGATGAATGGGATCGTGTGTTGTTGCGAAATACGAAGACGCGCGTTAAGAAAATGTTTAAGACCCATTACAATGATCGAGACTTTGATTATGAAGAAATGAGTGGCCGGGGCATTGGACAGCTTAAGATTAAAGAACTGAGGGGAGCGCTCAAACCTCCAAGTGGCGAGCGCCTGCTTCCATGGTGGAGAAAACGACGATTGAGGTCAAATCCATTTAATGCTGATGGAGAACTGTGCGAAAATGAAGATTGATGATATTTATAGTGAAGAGGTGAAATCAAATGCCTAGTTTTAGTCCAACAGTTCCATTAAACAAAGCTTCAGAAACTGGATTTACAATGAACAGTACTATTTCTTCTGTGATAAAACAGAACTTCAAAATGCTTCTTTTAACTTCGCCTGGAGAGCGAGTTATGGACCCCGACTTCGGAGTGGGAATTAAAAGGTATTTATTCGAGACATTTGATGCTTCTGTTTACGGACAGATTGAAACTAGAATCAAAATTCAAACAACCACATATTTACCTTCAATTAGGATTCTTAATATTGCTTTTAGCCCTGGCCGCGAAGGTTCCGATTTCAATCGTCTGGGGGTCACTATAAAATACTCCATTAGAGGTATAAGCGTGCAAGATTCGGTGGAAATTTAAGAGGAGAGACACAGATGCCCAATGAACAGAAAAAGATATTACCCATTAACTATACGGCGACAGAATACGAAGGTATTCGCAAAGAGCTTATTCAAATAGCTGAGCGCTTTTACCCTGACACTTTCCAAGATTTCAGTGAAGCGTCTTTTGGGGCCATGATGGTTGATGCGGTTGCCTATATTGGAGATCAATTATCGTTTTACTTAGACTACAATATTAATGAAACTTTCTTAGACACAGCCTATCAGTATAACAATGTTTTGCGTCATGGGCGAATCATGGGCTACAAGTACGCCGGCCGGCCCTCAACTTTTGGAAAAGTTGCCTTATTCGCAATGGTGCCGGCTTCCACCACTGGTTTCGGACCCGATACTGGATACATTCCAGTTTTGAATCGAGGAAGCAAGTTTTCTTCAGAGACGGGATTGCTATTCACGTTAATAGAGAACGTAGATTTTGCCGATCCTAAGAATCCCGTAGTTGTTGCAAGAGTTAATACTACTACCGGCGCGCCGACCCACTATGCCGTAAAGGCTTATGGGAATGTGGTTTCTGGTCGCTTCGGGCAGCAGACTATAGTTGTTGGGGCTTATGAGCGCTTCCGCCGCGTACGCTTGTCGGCTGCAAATATTAGCGAAGTTATTAGCGTAGTGGACACGGAAGGAAATGAATATTTTGAAGTCAACTATCTTTCCCAGGATATTGTATTCAAGGAATTAGCTAATACTAATTTTAAAAATGATAATGTGCCATCTATCTTAAAGCCATATCTTGTTTCGCGTAAGTTTGTGGTGGAGAGAAACCGACACAATACATACTTGCAATTCGGAAGTGGAAAGTCCGGCGCATCAAATGTTGCGGCGGATCCACAAGCTGTTGCTATGGATATTTTTGGAAAAGATTATGTGACAGATACAACGTTCGATCCGACACAGCTTTCAAAAAATGAGAATTTTGGAATTGTTCCCGCGAGCACGTCGTTGACGATTACCTACAGAACCACTAATCCGAATAATTCAAACGTTGCCTCTTACGGAATCAATGCGGTGGCCGGTATTGAGCTTGAGTTTGCCAATAGACAAAACCTTGTCCAAAGTAAAATTACTGAAGTTCGCAATTCTATCGAAGTTAGCAATGAAGAGCCGATTGTGGGCGATGTCAGTACTCCATCTACCGAAGAGATTAAAAGAAGAATTTTCGACACCTTTCCCACTCAAGATCGCGCCGTAACCAAAGCAGATTATGAAAATGTAGTATACAGGATGCCGGCCAAATATGGCTCAATCAAGCGGTGCTCGGTGCAAAAAGATCCGGATTCGTTAAAAAGAAATTTGAATATGTATGTCATTTCAGAGAATTCTAGTGGCAAATTAGTAAAATCTAACAGCACCATCAAAAATAACTTAAAGACTTGGCTGAATCATTATAGAATGATGAACGACACAATTGATATCTTGGACGCCCATATTTTGAACATAGGAATTGACTTTATTGTGCGCCCCACGACGGGCGTAGACAAGTTTACACTGCTGGGTGCTTGCGTAGAACAACTGAAGGATAAATTTGGCCAAGGCTTTTATATTGGAGAACCAATTTATATTAGTGATGTTTATAACGAACTAAAGAAGGTCACTGGTGTCTTGGACGTGTCTTCTGTAAAATTAACAAATAAAACTACCTCAAATTATTCCAATGTGACGATTGATATTAATAAAAATCTATCTCCCGATGGTTCTTATTTAGTAGTGCCCAAGAATGTGATTGTTGAACTCAAATACCCCGCAGTAGATGTTAAAGGGAAGGTTAGGTAATGGCTATTAAAAGATATGTGGCTAACGCCGACAATACAATCACAAACGCTTTTGATCCGAATTTAAAAACCCGTGCAACTGGCGCGAATATGGGCGCCTCTGACATTGTAGAAACATTCTCAGTTTATGCGCGCCAAGCAACCAGTTCGGTCGAATTAGAGCGGATTCTGATGAAGTTCCCGATTAACTCGATTGTTGTTGACAGAAATAATGGAGTTCTCCCGGCTAGCGGAAGTGTCAATTTTATTTTGCGCCTCTATAGCGCCCCCAACTCGAAGACAGTGCCAGAAGACTATGCCCTTATCATCGAACCAGTAGCTACTGAATGGCAGGAAGGAACTGGACTCGATCTAGAAACATATAAGGATCTGACCAAGGGAAACGATGGGTCCAATTGGGTAAGTGCCAGCAACACTACCGCTTGGACAAAAGCCGGCGGCGATTATGTTACTGCTGCCAATTCTGCATATCCTTATCGTTGGTATACTCAATCTTTCGCCACGGGTCTAGAAGATTTAGAAGTAGACATTACGGGACTAGTCGAATTGTGGATGGCCGGAACATTAAGCAATTATGGCGTCGGGATTCATTTAACGGGAACTTACGAGGGCTACTATGATAGCGCCGTAAATGGGACTTACACGGGATATCTTCAGAACACCACCGGCTCGACTAAATCCTATTATACGAAGAGATTCTTCGGAAAAGGCACGCAATACTTCTTCTTGAAGCCGACGATTGAGGCGCGCTGGGATTCTGCAACTCGTGATGATCGCGGCGATTTCTACTACAGTAGTTCTTTGGCGCCCGTTAACGACAATATCAATACTCTGTATCTTTACAACTACATTCGCGGCGCACTCAGAGACATCCCTGGTGCCAGTACTGGCGCGATTTATGTTAGCCTATATTCGGGCTCCGCAGACAATTCTGAGCCATCTGGAAGCGCCCTACAGCTTCCTACGATACTCCCACGTACATTTGTAGACTCTACGAATCCGTATGTTGTAACTGGTGGCTGGATATCTACGGGAATTTATACGGCGTCATTTGCTCTGACAAGCGCCGCAGCACCAGCGACAAAGATTTTTGATGTATGGCATGATGGCACCGGCTATAATTTCCCCGGCGCCGGCGTTGAATATGTAACATCTTCCCTTGTCCCAATGCACTTTAGCGGTTCGCAAACAGTTGTGAAGCCGGTATACTATTTGAATATCACCAATATGGGGGAATTGTATCGGAATGACGAAGTGGCGCGGTTTAATCTCTTCATTAGGCAGAAATATTGGCAGCCCACGGTGTACACAGTAGCGAATACTTCTGTGGAAAGCACAACAATCCAAAGTGCATCGTATAGAGTTTATAGGCTTATGGACGCCTACGAGGCCATTTCATATGGAACGGGCACCAATTTACACACCGGGCTTTCTTATGACATTTCTGGAAATTATTTTGATTTTGATATGAGCTTATTAGAGCCAGGATATGCGTACGCGCTTAAATTCTCGTTCTATGATCCTTCGCTTAATACGTGGGCCGAACAAGGTGAGTCGTTCAAATTCCGAGTAGAAGATTATGAGTATTAAGAAGCTTTTTCAATCAACAAAAAACAAAAGAAACTACCTCTCAGATAAAACTGAAAAAGATGCGTTTTCTTCTGTTGAGTCCATGCGCAATGTAGATGCGATTAAGGAAACACAAGAAGCTTTTGTTCCACAAATAGATTATAGCAAGCCTGAAAAGTTTGCTCGTTATGGTTCTGCATATCTATATTATAAGTCTGCTATTGAGCGAATTTATAATTATTATCCTTATGATGGCTCCGATGCCGAACTCAATGAGTTTTACAATAAATCTCTAGAGATTGAAAAATATATTTTTAATATACGCTACCCCCGCACAAATGGCTATATTCGCCTTAGTAATAGTGGGTGGGGAACTCGTGTCGGCGCCCAGCAAAGCAACTATGGACTTTCTGACACGCTGGAATATATTACTTTTTTCGGTGGCCCCGGCACAGCATCTACCCCGCAATCGTTGAAAGATTCTTTTCCGACTGATTATAACGATAAATTTCAGCAAGCCAATCTTTATGAAACTGATATTTATAGCCGCCAAGGTCTTCCGAGCGATTATGGAAGCGGCTCAAGACAGTCGAATTTAAAATCGGACTTCGACACCGGCGTCACAGTTGAGTTTTGGCTAAAAAAGCCGGCTTTTACCACTGGTTCTACGGGCAAAGAAATAATTCTCGACGTTTGGAATAACAATGCTTCTTCCAGCGCAGATTACGGCAGACTTACAGTGGAAATCCGCGGAAATCCCGAGCTTGCCGGCACGACGCCCTTTAGGCTGACAGCGCAATCGGGAACAAGCGGAATTTTTCAGCAAACAATTGGCAATGATTTAAATACTGGATCCTTCGAGAGTTTCAAACATTACGCGATTGTATTCCAGAATTCCGGTAGCGTGCTGACAACCAAATTATATGTTAATGGAAAATTAAACGATACCAATAACGCCGCAGGAACTCTTAACGAGTTAAACTCTAAAAATATGATGGGTCGGATTGGCTCCCTCATTACTAATCCGTCCGCAAGCTCCGCAGAGTCCGGCTGGGGCAAATTAAGTGCATCGCTGGATGAGTTTAGATTTTGGAAAGTTGCTAGAAATTCTGAGCAAATTGCCGAGAATTGGTTTGCTCCAGTACACGGAGGCTCTAACACTGATATTGGCAACGCCGATCTTGGGGTTTACTTTAAGTTCAACGAAGGTATCGTGGGATCCGCTTCGGTTGATTCGGTGGTGCTGGATTATTCTGGCAGGGTTACAAATGGCGCATGGACCGGTTATGCCACTGGCGGACGCACCACTACGTCTGCAATTGTACAGGCCAGCGCATCAGCTGCCGAATATAAAGATCCGATTATTTATGAGGAACACCCGGATGTTGTTAGTCTAAAGGCTGAATTGTTGAAAATTGGCTCTGAGCATGATATCAACAATCATACCTCTTTTGCCAGTCTTATGCCCGGATGGGTCCATGAAGAGGAAGGCAATTCAAAGACTACCGACACGCAATTGATGTCACATATTGTGGGTACATATCTCGATAAATTGTATTTGCAAATTGAAGCAGTCTCCGGGTTTAAGACAACAACTTATACTAGCGCGTCTTATACGCCCCTCCCATTTGCGCAGCATTTGCCACAATCATTGGGACTTTATACTCCTGAATTGTTTGTGGATGCAAATGTTTTAGAAAACTTTGTCAATCGAGATGCTAGTACATTATTTTCTGGAGACTTGACCGAGACTAAGAATTTAATTTATCTTAATCTTTATAATAACTTAGCTAACATTTACAAGGCAAAGGGTACAGAGAAGTCGATTAGAAATGTCTTTAGGTGCTTTAACATCGATGAAAGATTAATCCGTCTGAATGTATATTCTAATAATCAAACCTATGAATTACAGAATAACTTAAAACAAACGCTTAGAAATAAAGTTTCCATTAATTTTAATCATAGCGGTAATATAGGAGCAGTTGTTTATTCCACAGTAAGCGGCTCTGGACCAAACACGACAAATTATATTTCTGGTAGTAATGCGCTAGGATATGAAGACAAATATGGTTTTACTTTAGAGGCCGACGTCACACTACCGTCTTTTAACATTCTCAAGCCAAAATACGATTTGCACTCCATATACCCTTCGGCATCTTTGTTCGGAATGCGTTCAGCGTCTATTAATTCAGATGTGGGCACAACATTGCCGGCAACGGATTATGCCAACTTTGATGTGTGTGTAGCACAAGATGCTCAGGAATCTAAGAATGGGTATTTCAAACTTACATCTTCGTACGCTCCACATACTTTTCCAGAGCTAACGAGTAGCATCTTTTATAACATATATGACAATGATCGATGGAATATTTCAGTTAGATTAAAGCCGAGCAATTATCCTGTAACCGATATTGTATCCGGGTCTGACATTTATACTTACGATTTGGAATTTCGAGGAGTTAATACTCTTTTAGGAGAGGTACAGGATAGCTTCTTCTTAACAGCATCGGTTTCGAAGACTCTCGGACAAAGCATGCTTAATAGCGCTAAGCGTATCTATGTTGGCGCCCACCGCACAAATGTTACTGGCACAGTCATTGCTTCGGCCAATTCAATCTTCTCTGGTATTAGATATTGGGGAAGATATATTGATGATAGCGATCTCGATCAACATGTTTTTGACGTAGATAATGCGGGTCTTTCGGGATCGTATCAAAATATTTCACCCCTTGATTCGAACAATCAAAAATATGATTTGATCAACAACAAGATGTTGTTTTTGGATTGGAACTTCAATCAAGTTACCGGTTCAGATCCAAGTGGAAACTTTTATGTTCAAGACATGAGTTCTGGTTCGGCCGCACTGCGGACTGAGTACGGCTGGATTGGCAATCTTTCCAATTATCAACATACAGGATATGGTTATGGTTTTACTACATCTTCGACAGAAGCGGTAAAGAGGCAATCCATTAACTCATATAAATTTGTAGATCCCGAATCGCCAATGTCTTCGGAGATGATTCAGATTTTGTCCGAAGATGACAAAGTGTTCAAGATTACGGAAAATGTGCCGAGCTATTTCTATGCTGTAGAAAAGAGCATGTATAATGCGATATCTGAAGAAATGTTAGATTTCTTCGCCGGCGCCGTAGACTTTAATAATATAATTGGTGAACCGGTCAACAGATATCGCGAAAGATATAAGACGATGGAGAAACTTCGAGAAACCTTCTTCCAGAGAGTTACAACGGTTTCTGATGTAGAAAAATTTATCACTTATTATAAGTGGTTCGATGACGCTTTGACGAGTGTCATTTCTCAATTGGTGCCGGCATCGGTAGAATTCGCTGATGAGGTTTTGAACACTGTAGAAAGTCACGTTTTAGAAAGAAACAAATATCAGTCAAAGTTCCCCACAATTGAATTTAGAGTAAGTGAGCCCGATCCGCCGATTATGGGTATCAATGAGAAACTGTATAATTGGCGCCTGAACTATCATCCTGTTAACAATCAACAAAACACGAATTCGCCCTGGTGGCGACAGAGAGCCAATAGAAAAACTAATACCGTTATTTCAACTCCCAATTCAACCGCTGCCAACACTGATCGAGAGAGATGGCGGAAGAATATCGCCAATGATAACAACGCTAGCGCAAGCCTGCTAACCTCGGTCGATAAAGTTGGATATTATGGCTCCACGTATGTCCTGCGCAAACTGGCTAAACCCTATAAGCTAGATTTTTCCAGGCGTCAGATTATTAAGGGCGGCGTCAACTTTACCGATACGAAAAACACCGAATTCACACGTAATGCCTTGGCTCCTGCTGGTCCAATAAATCGCGATGAGACGATTTTTGTGCCCTCGAATGTGTTACTTGGATTCACGGACGATTTTGTCCCATTGAAAGATAGTGTAGACGTCACAGAACCAAACAAGAAGGTTAAGAGGTATCTGAAGGTTCAAACAGGAAGAGAGTGGGAAGATGGGTTGGGATATTCTAATGTGAAATCCTCCTACGCATTCCCCTTCAATATTATGAGTTCTTCGGTGACTACTGGCTACAATGCTCATGTCGTTGACCGTGCGTCAAGCAGCATAGAAATCACCAATTTGCATTATGATGCTTATGGTCCCGATTTGGAAGTGCCGATGCAGGGCCCATTTACCAATTATGCTGTTGGCGGCCTTCAGTCGCGACATATTCGTGTAAACACTGGAAGCGCCGGCGGATTAGATAATTGGAGAACAAGACCTGAAGCATGGAAGATTGTTGTGGGTAAATGTTCTAGTAGTGCCGGCGTCACCGGCGCCATCGGTATGGTCGGCGCAGATTATCCCACTCCCGAAGCCAACGCTAAGGGTGTCACACCTTATCCCCTAACAGCCTCTCAAAAAGCAGTTTATTATCGCGATTTCATTGCTAAGCGACCGGTTAATATTCGCAACATTCATGCGCGTACCGGTTCTACCATTCTTGGCAATTATAGTCAGAATTACGAAGTGGTTAGCACCGTCGGCGCTTATTCGAATCCGCGCAACTTCATTGACAACCAGCCGGCTCTTCCAACTCAAATCACAGAAACGCCTTCAGCTTCTCAGGGCAGAACTTTCCTTGGTACTCACCGAATCGCCGGCGCCCCAAGACACATCGAACTGATTCCGTCCTATTCTATTGGCTATTTGCGCGATGCATATCTTGTTGATACGCCGGGATACGTAACTCGCAGCGCCAATAAGACTGTTATCACGGGACGGTTTGCTGCTCCTGGCGGAATCGATACGATGGGATTGGGATATCTAGATATTCGTTCGGGAGAATATTCAGTTTATAACGCGCTCAACTATCGGAATTTATCGGTTAGAAGACCTGGGCAACCCACTACTGGCTCGTCGCCGGCGAGTGAAGTTCCCGCCCAGGCATACATAGCTGGAACGCCCGGAATTAAACTTAATGTTAATGGTGGCGACTTCGGATTAAATGCGCTGCTTTCTCGGCATTGCGGTAGATTTGGAAGAGACTCGTACCTTGTGACAAATCCGGGTGCAAGCTATGAGCAGACTGCATCTTTCATCAAGATTCAACGTAACGGAAGACCGTATTTGGTTACTGATGGAATCGGGGGCGTAGCCACATCTTCACAATATGATAATTTCTGGGTTCAGCATTCAATCCCGCGAAACGATAGGCAATATGCGTGGGTTACTAATTCTTTGGCCCCCAATAGCAATGACATTCGCTATTATGGGCGCGCCAGAACTAACGGCATATTCAGGGGGCTTTATTCGGCATCGACAGGATACACGGCGTTCTTTAATTATGTTACAGCTAGCGATGTGGGCTCACCGAAGCACGGCGCAACATTTTCGGATGATTATCTCCAAGTTACAAATAGGTTAAATCTCTTCACAATAGATCCGGTTAATGATGTGCCAAGTACCGGACTGTCGAATTCTTTAGGGGTCGGACTTGGCCAAGATATGACTTCGTATCTTAACTCTGATTTGCTTCAAGACAATGGAATTTGGCCGTCTCCCACCCCCAGCGCGACAGCCAGTGCGTTCAACTTGCTGATGACTCGCCGCGGCGGCTCGTATGGGTGGGGTTGGAACAGCGCGCGCAATTCAGATCATCCGGTTCTTAAGAAACACTACAAGGAAAACCTTTTTAGTGTTTATGATCAAAACCAAATTAAGAATTACATTGTACACCCTGTCTCAAAACGCGGAAAGCCGACATATGTTAATATGGATATCGACACGCAGAACCTCACTCTGGTAGTGTCGAATAATAATGAAAATATATATTTTGGATCTCCAGATTTAGATAATATGCTGATTAACGGTGTGTCTTCTTATGATACTGCTTTAGGGCAAGTATTAACACTTGCGAAGTCTGCGGACACATATCGACTTAATTGGTTGCTGTACAGCGAAACTTTATTCCCGTCTGTTCTTCGCGAATACACAGCGTCAACAAGGATCGGCTATGACAATAAGATGTGGAGAGACGACCAAGCCAAGCGTACGGCACCGCGCCCGTCGAGTTTGAGTGGGGGCTTCGGCGCGCTTGGCATCAACACCTTTGGGATAGATGTCAGCCAAAGTTGCTGGCCTCTTGACGCCCCATTCGGATTCTTGACGCGTACCTCACAGCCTGTGGGCACCCTCGCCGGCGGCGGTGGGGCGAGGTTCAATTACTTTCTTGAAGGAGGAGGCGGCCAAGCTGGCGGCGAATTACAGAATATTTATAGCCATGTTATTCAATTGACGCCGGCCGCGTTTTCTTCTTCGGTCACCTCGCGCCTCGTCAGCGCTGCCCCCGGCACACTATATGCGAGAAAGCACTGCCTTCCGTCTCCAAAATCGGTGGTTTCTCCGTCGAGCATAGCCATTCCAGAAACTGGGTCTTTAACTAATGTTTTCACAGATAAAATCAATAAATTTGGAGGAGAGGCTTTGTGGGAAGCACCAACACAGGCAGGGATTGTATTGAATGTCGCCGCCGGCAGCATCGTCCCTCAGTTCCACAGTTTCCCGAGCGAGCCATGGTTTGATACTTATGATGATTTTCACTATGATCTAAAGGTAGTTGCGAAAGACTACGCAGTTATTCCAGAATTCAGAATTAGTACGCATGTGGAGGAATATGAAAAATTTGGACTCTTTAGAGATCAAGTGGCAGATACATTTGAAATTGTAGGCACTGGCATTGATAGCAGTACGGGCTCTTTCTATCGCGATTACTCAAACAGCGAATTTATGCATTCATTTGTTGATCTCACCAACTTAGACGATTCTTTGTTACCATCACAGATCAGACTAGTATGTAGTGCCTCTATTAGATTCAACCCCTATAAGGGATTCTATCCCGCACAAAGAACCTTGGATCTGGTTAACCAGTTTTCACGCTCATACGGCGGGAGCATCTCGGCTAAGCTCCAGAACGACGACAGTATTATATCTCGGCCCGGGGGCATCGCGCAGAGCCTTGGCGGACTCGCTAGGCCGCTTATGAGTACTTTGTTCGCTCCCGGTATTTTGTTTAATTCTATTAAATCCGGAATGGCAGTCGACTATCCCATTGTCACCGATGCATCTACGATTAGAACTGCTTCTTATGGCTCAACAGATGATACTGAGCCAAATTGGATGCTGACGGCCGATTACGACGAGTGCTTCGATTATCAGTTAAACAAGACTCGGGGATATTTAGGCGGTCCGTATTTTGAACGCATTCCGTTTGAGGCGATTTTAGAGCCGGAAAAATACTTGAATAACATGGAGTTTTATGACGTTGAGCCGGATCCGAGTTGTTCATTTCACATCACCGCTTCTTTCAACGCGGCCAATACTGATTCCATTTATACAAAGATGGCTTCTAACTTCTTTGGCGAGGCGGCGAGTTTCTACCTTAAAGATGAGAAACTCTCAGCGTTACGTTCAGGTATCGTTCCAGCGGATTTGCAATTCAAAGAAGGGGACGCTTTCTTTGGCCGTCTGATGATGGGGCAGACTTATAATGGTATAAAATCCTATCAATATGAGTCCGGCGCCTCTGGGGACAATACGGCTTACTCTGATTTTGGCGGCCGCCAGTTTATTAATGGCGCGTATTCCGATGCCTCTTTCCCACTTCCACAATATCCGCGACAAAATCTTAATTTTAGAAGAAATCATGTGATGTATAGCCGCCCCTCGGCTTTCGGGCCGGCTGTGTCCGGCCAGCCCACAGGGAGTTTGGGCATCGACAACCCGCTTATATCTGCTTCTAGTCCTGTAGACTCGATGTACGGATTTAATTGGGCGTATACGCCGCCTTATTATGATGGAGAAGCTTGGATTGACTTCGTTTTTTATCCTACGGCTTCTGTAAGTTATGATCTGGAAAGAATCCTGTCAGAAATGAAGACAGAATTTTGGCGTTGTGATCCGGGGCCTTGGGATCCCAGTTCGCCCGTGGCGTACACAAAACTCACGGGACCAACGTTAATCGCAACTTACAGTCAGAGATCGATTAAGCTCGCCCTGCGAGACCCAGACCCGGGCGGTTGTCTGGAGGACTACGGTGATTGTATTTATGATGGCAAAAACGTTAATGCTAACGCGATGCAATTGAGCGCTAGTGTAAATTATTTCGGGATTGAAAGAGTACAGCGAGAAAGAAAAGACGCGCAAGGAAATAAGGAAAATACAGAAAACGAAACTATGGGAATGAGGTGGGTCATTCAACCCAAGTGGGAGACTCCAATCTTAAACTTTGCTGACGTCGGCGCCCACGCAATAACAAACGCAACGGGCACATTATCAATACCGCAATTTGCCTCGTCGTCGGTCCCGCGCGGAATGTGGCACCAGTTTGGTGTTGACACGGGCCCGGATGTGGGAATTTTCATGGAATTGGGAGATATCCCTTCACAATGGCTGAAATACCACTATCAGGTGGTTCAGACCGCTTCGATATATAACGACCAAGCCTCTGGAAGCGCCCTAACTGCCTTCGGGCCGACGGTATATCAAAATGCGCGTTCACTGAAAGAGCTAGTAAATTTCGGTGATAACTCCAAGGTTAAATTGGGACAACTGGCCGAAAAAAGAACCATTTACGAGGCCATTGTAGTAGTTCCGTATTTGGTTGACGGACTTTCAGAAGAAGAGAGACAGCTAAATCCCGGCGGACTCGGACCCAATTCGCGTACGCGGAAAAGCTTTTTCGAAATTCCTCGTGCCCGAATTGATGCCTGTTTAGATGATAAAATTGGCACGAAAGACGGAGATTCATTAACGGCCGCCGGCGAATCAATTCGGCGCTTAGTACAGAAGATGGAAAAATATGTAATGCCTCCTCAATTTGATTGGCTGAGTAATTCAAATGTTAAACCAATAACAATGTATATGTTTGAATTTGCTTATGAATTTGATAGAGATGACTTAATTTATATGTGGCAGAATTTGGCACCGCGCAACTATAAGAAGATGGAGTTCGAACTCCAATCGACAGCCCATGATTTATTAGATACAGAACTTTTGGGAGTTGACGCTCTGCGTAATGATAACATGCGGTGGATGGTTTTTAAGGTGAAGCAGAGAGCGACAACTCAGTATGATGATTTAGTGGCGTCTACCGCTGGCCAATCCTCAAAAGACATATCACCACGACGGAAGAAAACAAAAGTTAAGGCGCAGCAGACGAAAGCTGGCAACTACGAGATTCAATTTAACTGGCCATATGATTATGTATCTTTTGTGGAATTGGTGAAATTTGATGCAGAGATTTTATATCGCCCAAGCAAGCCCAAGGACCTTCAGGAATCTTCAGAGTCATATTCTGAACCCGGCGCCGCGCTATATAATAAAGATTTGGGCATACATAGTGACGATAAGACTTCTGCCAAGCCGGCCAGCGCCGCCGGCGGGCGAACGAGACCGCAAGGGAGAAGTGCTTCTAAACAGCGCGCTTCAATTGGTAAGCGCAGCAAGACGCCGCTGAAAACGAAAACAATAACGAAGAAACAAACGAAGAAACAAGCCACTAAGACTGCGACGGCCGAAGGCGAAGTTACTACGACTGTGTTCAGCCCAAAGAAAAAAAAGAAATAAGGCTAATTATCAAAGAGAATAGAGATGGCAAAATTTATCAATAAAAAAGAGCAGGTTTTCGATTTAAAGCTAACGTCTTACGGGCATTATCTTTTATCGGTTGGACAATTTAAGCCAACCTATTATGCCTTTTATGACGATAATGTTCTTTATGACGCCGGCCATGCTCGAATGTTCGAGCGCCAAAATGAAATTCAAAATCGAATTAAGAATGATACACAATATTTGGAAAGTTTGGTTTTATTTCAAAATATTGAGAATATAGTTGTAGAAGAAGATGCCGGCGAAGTTAATTTTTATTCTTGGGACATAACGCCACTGCATACTACGCCGAGAAAGGATATATTTAAACTTGACGCTGCGATAGGAGACGCATATCTCAATGGGGACACCCAGAAGGCCCCCGCTTGGAAGATGGTAATGCTTCAAGGCAACATGACTTCTTCGCAGGAACGCGATGATGCTAACGACACTTTGATTCCGCAGATTAACATCACTTCTCGGTATGTTAAAAAAGTAGTCGATGAGAGCTATAATTTTAATCCTGATGATGCGCGAGATATGCTTGGGCAAACGTCGCCGTTTATAGACGACAAGAGCATTCAATTGGTGCCTGACGATCCCCTCTTTTATTTTGACGAGGTTAATACTGAGATTTTGACAGAGAATTTTGTTTTAGAAGTGTTTGAAGTTTTAACAGGCTCTGATGGTACTGGCACAATAGTCACGCAGCTTCAAAGAAAGTTTTTCAAACGAGAGATTCCGCAAATTGTTGATGGACTGCTGGTGACAGAAGCGCCTGGAACAATGGCGAATGTAGAATCGAATACTGGAAGTGTTGAGTACTATTTTGACGTTTTACTGGATGGGGATGTAAATAAAAAATTGGCCTGTCGAGGCGCCGAGCGGTTTAATAAAGAATCTTACTATGTTGATTTAGATTTCGATTGTGAGTCGATAGCAGATACAGAACTCTTTTACGATATTTATGGGTCAACGACGGAGCCAGAGATATGTCAATAATTTTTAAAGGCGATATTATTAGCAATTTCGGGCGCTATTTACCAGCCCCCTTCATTCGCCACGCAACATTAACAGACAACGGCGTTGATGTCGAAATATCGGTTTATATCAATATTATAGATGGGCAAGATGTTAAGGCTACGATTGACGATTTGTCTAATAAGATTAATTTGGGCTTTTATGTGACATTTAATCCGGGCCATTATGAAAAGGTAGTGGATAATAAGGTAAATATCTTTTATTATTATGTGCCGACCGAATTCTCTATCACGCGCGCGTCCACCTCGTGGACCGATAAAGATATGTTTATCCCGCTAGATAATATTTTTGAGAGTTCGGCGGGCATGGCCAGCTATACATATTTGGTAAATGAAGAGTTGTATGACGAAAATGGAAATCAAATATGGGAGTTTAGATATACACAGTCCATAAAATATAACGATGATTTGGTTCACGCCTGGGATTCATATTGGTACCAAGTG